TTTCCGGTATTGATGCTGCGTTAGTCGTCGCGGGTGTCGAACGCGTGAAGCTGTCTACGCCGAACAATGATCCGGATATCTCCGCGCTCCGCGCGCATTACTGCGAGGATATCGCGCTCGAATACGGCGGCATCTGGGGGCATGCATGAGTAAAGCCGTCAGATCACTATTGCCGCCAAATTCTACGCCCCAGGAGCGGGCGCTGGAAGCGGCCACAGCGCGGATTTCGGACGTGACGGTGCCGTTGCGCACGCTGTATCAACCAAACGTGATTCCCGTCGATCAACTGCCCTGGTTAGCCTGGCAATTGTCGCTTGAAAGCTGGAAATCCTACTGGAGCGAGGAAGTCCGCCGCGCACGGGTGCGCAACGCGATGACGATCCATCGCCAAAAGGGGACCGCTAAGTCGGTGAAAGACGTGGTTGCTGCTTTCGGTGGAGCCATCCTGTTGCGCGAGTGGTGGCAAAAGATCCCGATGGGAGAGCCGCACACGTTTGATCTGGTGATGACGCTGTCCGGTGCCGGCGGCCAGTCGGCCACCGCCGCATTTGTGGATGACGTGATCGCCGAAGTCAACAGGACGAAGCCAGTCCGTAGCCACTTTACCTTTACCCAGGGCGTCGAGACCCATGCCGCCATTGCCGTCGCGGCTGCGGCGCGCCCCATTATCTATGCCCGTTTGAATCTGACAGAAGCCTAACTCTATGCCCGGACTCCAAATCATCGCCACCAAGGCTGGACGCGCCGCCCTGGTCAATGCCGAACACAACGGCACCGCGCCGCTCAAGATTGCGGAAGTTGGCTTTACCGCTGCAGTCTTTGCAGCGAATGAAGACATGACCACCTTGCCAGGCGAGATCAAACGCTTAACGACTATTTCAGGTGAGGTTGTTGCCGCCGATACGATCCACGTCACGATTCGCGACGACGGGACCGATACCTATACGGTGCGCGGCATAGGCTACTGGCTCAGTAACGGCGTCTTGTTGGGCGTGTACAGCCAGCCGGACCCGATATTGCAGAAATCTGCACAGGCTATGGTTCTGCTGCAGGCTGACGTGATTTTTACCACCATCAAAGCGGCATCGCTGACATTCGGCGACGCCAATTTTACGAATCCACCGGCAACGGTGGATCGCCAGGGTGTGGTCGAACTGGCCACGCTTGACGAAACCGTGGCGGGGAAGGATGCCGTGCGCGCCGTGACACCCGCCGGCTTGGTGCCGGCCATGGCGAAATCCATCGACAATCATAAGGCGGCCCCGGATCCGCATCCAGGTTACCTCACGCCGGAGCGTGCCAACGCGCTGTATTTCCGCAAACTACCTGCAATTTCCAACAGTGACACTGATTGCGATACCTTGTTAGAAACGGGCGTGCGCGATGTTTTGGTCGCAAATGATCGCGGCATCATCGCCGCCACACACCTCCCCGTCGGCGGCGATGGCTTTGGCACGTTGACCACAGTGAACGGTGGCAATTTTATTCGCCAGGTGTACACCGAGGGCGGCACCATTCAAAGAACCTGGGAGCGCACGGGATTCGCTGGCGCGACGCCACCATTCAATGCCCGGAACTGGAAACTTCTGTGGGACTCAGTGACGTTTGATCCAGCATCGAAGCAAAACACGCTCGGCTATTCGCCTGTGCAGCAAGGCACGGGCATAGGGCAATTGCCAAATATCGTCAAAATCGGCTGGTCCAATGGCAGTGGAGTGAGGGTCACGGTTGATGCCACCGATATGGGATCGGTCGTTTTCGGTGCTCAATCAATCCGTTTGAACTGGAGCGGTTTTGGCGGTCAGCCGTCATGGCTGTTCGGCGGCAACTCGCCCGATGCCGTCAACGTCTTCAATCCCGCCAACTTCAGCGTCAACTACGCCAATAGCGCCGGCTATGCGACGAGTACCGGCAATGCCGACAAGGTCGGCGGCATCCCGATGCGGCATCAAGAAAACGCCGATCAATGTTATTACGTCTATGGGCGTAATGGCGGTACAGCCGAAATAACTTTATTCAATCGAAACACATTCATTGCGGGTTATGCAAATCAACTGACCGGTCCGGGACTGCAAAACCAAAGCATCGGCAGCTACATGTTGAACAAGAATTACACCAATCCCGAGGCGGGCGGTGCCTGGGAATTGCGCGGCTATGCCTACGATTTTGGCTCTGGCGGCGATGGCGGTATCGGCTCACGAACAGCTTTATGGCAAAGGGTAGCGTAATGGGAAAGATAAAAAAACAGGTGGCACTTATTCCAGAAAATGAACCAGCTGAGGAGACAATGACTGATACGGAATTGCCGATCATCATCGATCCTGCGCCCATTCCGGTGCAACAGCTAAATGAACCACCACCGTTGCCGACGCAAGCAGTTGCGCCGGAGCCAGCAGATCCGTTCGCCTTCTCGGACATCAAAGACATCGTTCGATTGCCGATGGGCTATCAATGCTTGGTGAAATTTGATTGCCGGAACGACTACCTGACGTTTCTGGCTACCGCCGACGATATCGAGGCGCACGGACGTGCCATCTATGTCGCCTGCGAATCTGGCCAATGGGGTGATACGCCGCATTATTTCCCGACCGATGCTGAAGTATTGGAGGCGGTGCAGGAGCGTGCCAGCCGCGAACTGCGTCGCGCCAATAGCGAAGTCACCAAGTACCAAGATCGGGTCGACGTGGATGACGCTAGCGCCGCAGATGTTGCACTGCTGCGTGCCTGGAAAATTTACCGGGTCGGCCTCAACCGCCTACCCGACCAGGAGAATTTCCCGCATTCCGTCACCTGGCCGGTCGCACCCGACGCCTCGGCTCTTTAATCCATCACCAATCAACAGGAGGCCAAATGGCAACTGATTACCACCATGGCGTGCGCGTCATCGAAATTAACGAGGGAACACGCCCAATCCGCACCATCAGCACCGCCGTCATCGGCCTGGTCGCCACCGCCTCGGATGCCGACCCGGCCATCTTCCCACTGGACACGCCAGTATTGCTGACCAATGTGATCGCCGCCCTGGGCAAAGCCGGGACGAAGGGAACGTTGCGCCGCACGCTGGAAGCCATCGGCGCGCAGACTAAGCCGTTTACGATTGTGGTGCGGGTGGCCGACGGTGAGGACGAAGCGGAAACCACCTCCAATGTGATTGGCACAACCACTGCCAGCGGCAAATACACCGGCATCAAAGCCTTGCTGGCCGCCCAAAGCAAGCTCGGCATCAAGCCGCGCATCCTAGGCGCACCAGGTCTGGACACCAAGCCGGTGACGAACGCCCTGGTCAGCGTCGCCCAGCAGTTGCGCGGCTTTGTCTATGCGTCGGCGCATGGCTGCCTGACCAAAGAAGATGCAGTCGCCTATCGCAAGGACTTTGGACAACGCGAGCTGATGCTGGTCTGGCCGGATTTCGTCAGTTGGGATATCGCCACCAATGCCGAGGCTAGTATTCCGGCCGTCGCGTATGCGCTGGGCCTGCGTGCCAAGATCGATGAGGAAATCGGTTGGCACAAAACCTTGTCCAACATGCCGGTGAACGGCCCGACCGGCATCTCTACCGACGTGTTCTGGGACTTGCAAGACCCTGCGACCGACGCCGGCTATTTGAACGGCAAAGAGGTCACCACCCTGATCAACAACGGCGGCTTCCGCTTCTGGGGTTCGCGTACCTGCGAGGTGCCGGAATTCTTCTTTTTCGAGAATTACACGCGCACGGCGCAAGTATTGGCCGACACCATTGCCGAAGCGCACTTTACCTATGTCGACAAGCCGTTGCATCCCTCCCTGGTGCGCGATCTACTGGAAAGCATCAACGCCAAGTTCCGCGACTTGAAGGCCCAGGGCTACATCATCGACGGTAGCGCCTGGTATGACGAAGCGTTCAACAGCAAGGACACATTGAAGGCCGGCAAGCTGGCCATCGATTACGACTACACGCCGGTACCGCCGCTGGAAAACCTGGTCTTCCAGCAACGGATCACCGACCGCTACCTGGCCGATTTCGCCAGTCGCGTCAATGCCTGATTCGGCAATTTAACAGTGCGGTCCCTGCCTCGGTAGGGACCATTGACCACCAGTAGGAGAACACCATGGGCTTACCCCGCAAACTGAAAGACTTCAATTTATTTAACGATGGCACGTCCTACATGGGCATGGTGCCGGAACTGACCTTGCCCAAGCTGACCCGCAAGATGGAAGAATACCGCGCCGCCGGCATGACCGGCCCGGTCAAGGTCGATTTTGGCAGCGAGGCGATCAATCTGGAATGGACTGCCGGCGGCTTGCTGGAAGACGCGCTGAAGCAGTACGGCGCGACGAGCCATCACGCCGTGCAATTGCGGTTTGCCGGCGCTTATCAGAATGATGACGACGGTATCACCTCGGCGGTCGAAGTCGTCGTGCGGGGCCGACATCAAGAAATCGATATGGGCAACGCCAAGCAGGCCACCGACACCAATCACAAGTACAACACCACTTGCAGCTACTACAAGCTGTCCGTTGACGGCGTTGTGTTGATCGAGCTGGATTTCATGGGCGGCATCGAGAAGGTAGGCGGCGTGGATCGCAACGCCGATATCCGCAAAGCCATCGGCCTGTAACCCGGCTCCAGTCGCAGCACATTTGCATTTCAGCACCTACCCCTAGATTAAAGGAATACCACCATGAACAAGAACACAGACACCACCAGCGCCGCAACAATCGTCGGTGCCGGCACTTATAGAACCGTGGTGCTGGACGAGCCGCTGACCCGTGGCGCGTCCCAGATCACCGAAGTGCAGATCCGCAAACCAAAGTCGGGCGAGTTGCGCGGCGTATCGCTGATCGAGCTGGGGCATATGGACGTATCAGCCCTGCAACGCGTTTTGCCGCGCATCACCAGCCCGACTCTGACCACCCAAGATGTCGCCAATCTGGATCCGGCCGACCTGGTGTCCATCGGTGCCGAGGTTGCCTATTTTTTGGTGAAGAAAGCAGATCGTCAGGAGGTCTCCCCGACTGCGTAGAAAACCCCATGGCAGACATTGCTGCGGTGTTCCACTGGCCGCCGCAGGCAATGGATGAGCTGGAGATACCAGATCTGATGGCCTGGCGCGAACGCGCCAGGGTACGCAGCGGCGCGGCAGAGTGAGAGCGAATCAATGAGCGATAGAGAATTACGGTTACAGGTGGTGTTTGCGGCATTGGACAAGCTCACCGCGCCCATGAAGAAAATTGTCAATGAATCGACGGTGCTGGGCAAAGCCATCAAGGCGACCGATGCCCGGCTGCAGGCGCTGCACGCGCAACAAAAGAAGGTCGGCCAGTTCCAGGAGCTGAAAAGCGGCTTGAAGGCCACCGGCCTGGAATTGCGCAACGCCCAGCAGAACGCCAAGGCCATCGGTAGCCAATTGGTGTCCCTGCGCGCGCAAGCCTCGCCGGCCGCCGACGCCATCAAGAAGCTAGGCGTTGAACAGCGCAAAGCCGACGCGGTAGTGAAAAAGCTCAGTGATACCTATCGCGCCAACCTGGAGCGCAACCGGCAAATGCGGGCGTCGCTCCTGGAGAGCGGCATCAGCACGAAACGGCTCGGTGAGGCGCAAGCCTGGCTGAAGGGCACCATTGCACTGACGAATGTTGAATTGTCCAGCCAGCAAAAGCGCCTGGCCGCGCTCGGCGCGCAACAGCACGCTTACCAGCAGCGCGTCACCAGGGCGCAGGAGCATGCCGGCAAGGCGCGCAATGTCGCCGGCCAGCTGGCCACCGCCGGCATCGGCGCCACGATGGCCGGCGGCATCATGGGTGCGCCCATCGTCAAGGGCGTCCAGGAAGCCAAACACTATCAAACCGAGACCGCGCGCGTGCGCGCCCTGGGGCTCGGTGACAAGGCGTCATCCGAGGCGATCCAATTCGCCCGCGACATGAAAACCTTCGGCACCAGCCAAAACGAGAATCTGGAGCTCATGCGTGACGGCATGACCATCTTTGCCGATGTGCACCACGCGGAAATGTCCGCACCGATCCTAGCGAAAATGAAATTTGCCAACCGCGCCATGTTTGGTCAGGAAAACGGTGCCGAGAACGATCGTATGTTCATGGATCTGTTAAAAGTCGTGGAAATGCGTGGCGGGGCCACTGACGAAACCAGCATGCGGCGAGAGGCGAACTATATTCAACAAGTTATTACCGCAACGGGCGGTCGCGTCGCGCCGGAACATTGGAAGCAATTCATCCAGCGCGGCGGCGTTGCTGCGAAGGTGTTGGACGACAAGGCGTTCTATTATCAGCAGGAACCCTTGATCCAGGAGATGGGCGGCGCAACGGCCGGCGTCGGATTGCAAAGTGCCTATCAGAACCTCTACCAGGGCAAGACCACGGCACGCGCAGGAAAATTTGCCGCAAGCCTCGGGCTGCTCGATCCTTCCAAAGTGATGTACAACAAGATTGGCGATTTGAAAGGCTTCATGCCTGGCGCGTTGAAGAGTGGCGATCAATTCACGTCGAACCCCTTGGAATGGCTGGAAAAGACGCTGTTGCCGGCGCTGGCAAAAAAAGGCATCACCAAAGAAAAAGAAGTCATCGATTCGCTGGGGACACTGTTTTCCAATCGCACCGCCGCCAACTACTTTGCGCAGATGTACAAGCAGCGTGCGCAGATCCATAAAAACATCAAACTCAATACGGGTGCCGACAACGTCGATAGCCTGGAAGCCAAGGCGCGCAATACTGCCGGCGGGCGGGAAATGGAAGCAGGAGCCAAGCTGGCAGACTTAAAACTGGTCATGGGTGAAAAGATCCTCCCGCTATACACGGAAGCCCTGATTGCGGCCACCAAGGCGTTGAAGGGCTTGAACGAGTTCATGGAGAGGAACCCGGCCACGGCCAAGGCGATGATTGTGGGCTTTAGCGTGATCGCCGGCCTGCTGGTGGTGCTTGGCCCGCTGATGCTTGGGCTGGCGGCGCTGATTGGCCCCTACGCCATGTTATACGTCATGTTTGCCAAGATGGGCATTGCCGGCGGCGTGCTCACGCCTATCCTGCGCGGCATTGGTACAGCCTTTTTGTGGCTGGGACGCGTCCTGCTGTTCGTGGGACGGGCCTTCCTGATGAATCCTATCGGCTTGGTGATTACCGCCATTGCCCTGGCTGCCTATCTGATCTATCAGTATTGGGAACCGATCAAGGGATTTTTCACAGGCCTATGGAACGATGTGAAACAAGCGTTCGCTGGCGGTATCGGCGGTGTCACCGCCCTGGTGCTGAACTGGTCGCCGCTGGGCTTGTTCTATCAGGCCTTTGCCGGCGTGCTGCGCTGGTTCGGCATCGACATGCCAGCCAAATTTAGCGACTTCGGCCTGAACATCATGCAAGGGCTGGCCAATGGCATCACCAGCGCGCTGGGAACCGTCAAAACGGCGATTGCCGGCGCCAGCGACAGCGTCGTCGGCTGGTTTAAAGAAAAGCTGGGCATCCATAGTCCAAGCCGGGTATTTGCCGAGCTGGGCGACTTCACGATGCAAGGGCTGGCTATCGGGCTCCAGCGTAGCGAGGATGGGCCGGTAGGGCAGGTTGGCAGCCTTGCCAGGCGGCTAACGCAGCTTGGCGCTGGCATCGCCATCAGTGCGGCGGCGATGCCGGCCATGGCCTTTGATACGCGCCCACCGCTTGCGCCGCGTGCCGCCGGCAGCAGCGCGCCCATCCAGGGCGACACCATCCAGATCATCATCCAGCCGGCCGCCGGCATGGACGCCCAGGCCATCGCCCGCGCCGTGGCGCAGGAACTGGACAAACGCGACCGGCAAAAGGCGGCGCGCCGCCGCTCCGGCCTGTCTGACTATCACGATTAAGGAATACCAAAATGATGATGGCCTTGGGAATGTTCGTCTTTAGCCTGCCAACACTGGCATACCAGGATCTGCAGCGCCAGACTGAATGGAAGCATCCGGGCTCGGCGCGCGTCGGCACCCGCGACGCCCACCAGTACACCGGCAAGGGCGACGATACCATCACGCTGACCGGGTGGATTGCGCCGGAGCTGACCGGCAGCATCTACTCGCTCGATGCGCTGCGCCTGATGGGCGATACCGGCAAGTCCTGGATCCTGATCCAGGGGACAGGCCGCATTTATGGCTCCTTCGTCATCACCGGCATGACGGAGGAGCGTAGCCACCTGGCGCAAAACGGCGATGCCGGCCGCATCGGCTTCACCTTGTCCTTAAAACGCACGGATGAGTCCGTGCTCGGCCTGGCGAACACCTTAGGCGATCTGAGCAGCATTAAAAGCATGCTCAGCCTGGAAGGCATCAGCAAGGGGCTGAACAATGCCATCAGCACTGGCACGTCCACATTGAACAACCTCGCCAACAGCGCAAAGAGCCTATTCTGATGAGCTACCCGATACCGGCTTTTAAAATTACCCTGGACGACCAGGACATCACCGCCAAGTTTGCGTCGCGCCTGGTCAGCCTGTCCTTGAGCGAATGCCGCGGCGAAGAAAGCGACCAGCTCGATATCACCTTGACCGACGCCGACGGGCAGCTGGCCATTCCCCGGCGTGGTGCGCGCATTAATGTGCAAATCGGTTGGGCCGATTCGGGTCTGGTCGACAAGGGGCTGTTTACCGTTGATGAGGTAGAGCATAGCGGCGCGCCGGATCTGCTGACGCTGCGCGCCCGCACGGCCAGCCTGATTGACACATTCCGGCAGGTCAACGAGTACAGCTTCAGCAATACGACGGTAGGCGGCATCATTGAAGCCATCGCCTTCCGCCAGCAGTTGCAGGCAGGCGTGTCCGAGGCATTGCGCAACATCGAGGTCAAGCACATGGACCAGACTCGCGAGAGCGACGCGGCATTCCTGCGCCGGCTCGGGAAGAAATACGATGCGGCCGCCACGGTCAAGAATGACACGCTGATCTTCATGCCGGCCGGGCGCAGCAAGACCCCATCCGGCAGGGATCTGCCGGCGATACAGATCACGCGCCGGCTAGGCGACAGTCACCGCTTTCATACTGCTGAGCGGGACAGCTATACGGGTGTAAGGGCGTTTTGGCATGACGTGAATCACGGCGGCCTGCGCCGCAGCGTGGTCGCTGGCGTACCGGGCAACACCAAGCGCCTGCGGACAACCTACACCAGCGAGGCTGATGCGCGCACCGTTGCGGTCGCCGAATGGCAGCGGATCCAGCGCGGCCAGGCTACATTCGAAATGTCGCTGGCCCTGGGCAATCCAGGCTTGATACCGCAGTCGCCAGTCAACGTTTCAGGCTTCAAAGCGGAAATCGATGGCATGGACTGGATCGCGGCGAAGGTGTCGCACAGCATCAGCGACGGCGGCTTTACATCGCGGATCGAATTGGAAACGCGCACGGAAGAAGTGGAAGTCGAACGCGAGGATGAGGTGGACCGGGATCCGGGCATCACAGGGGTGATCGCCAAGTGGCGCGATCTTGTCACTAAAAAATCTGGTCAAGAGCTTGAGCCATCAACCGGGACAAGGAAAAATAGAAAGGCGATTGCTGGCGCTGCTGCGAATCCTAAGACTTTGCCGCATCTGTACGCCAATCGGCAGACGGCTCAGCATGCGGCAAGAAGTAAGTGGGCGACGATTACGGAGCGACGCAACGTCATCAAAGACAATAGTGATATGCCGGTTTAAATAGTGATCAACGTATGCCGTGTGTTTAGCAATAAAACAAACTGTCGGTGCAAGTACGCCACCAAATTGATCCATATGCCTCTGGCTCACGGAACAAGCAGGTTCACCATTGAACAGAAAATAATTCTAAATGAGAAGTCATATCTACCATTTTACTTTTTTTTCCCTTTGATTCTTTTGGTGATCGAAGTAAGTAATGGTCGAAGAACAGAAATCGCTGCATTAATCGATTCCATATTAGGTTTTTCGCGACCGTGAACAAGTTGATTTCTGAAACGCCGTAACCTATCAGCGTCAGCCAACTCTCCATGCTGAAATAGTTCTTGTAGCGAATACTTAGATATTATTTTACTGTTCGGATCTTGCTCACCAATAGTCGAGACAAGATATTTTATGCGGCTTTCATACGTGACCCACATTTTAATAAATTTAGCGATTGCTTCAGCCTGTTGAAGTTTATATTTATCGTCCGAGGTAGAAGTGATCGGCGCGTAATTACCCGGTATTTTTTGAAGAATTTGATATCTCTTTGGATCTTCTTCTAGGATTTGATCAATAACTTGATCAGCTAGAGGCCTTTTCTCTAAGTCAGTATGGAGAATGTTTAGATATTTTGCTACGTCACTTGGAGTATTGAGATTTGTGGCTTTGAGAAATTCGTACAATAAATCAACTTTCCCCATT